GCTGGGTCCGGGCCCCCCCCGGCCGAGATGGTCTGGTCAGGCGGCGTTGCCGGTGAAGACCTTGATGGCGCCGGTCTGGTCGACGGTGAGGCCGTCGGCACGGATCAGCGCCCGGAAGGTGACCATGTCGGTGTTGAACGCGTAGTCGACGGACCGCTCGAAGCGGACGCCGCCGGCCATGCGGACGAAGTACTGCGAGAAGTCGCCGAAGACGACGGACTTCGCACCGAGCGCGACCGCAGCCACGTTCGGATCGGTGTGGACCGGCTTGGCCAGGAGCGTGTCCGGGACGCCGCTCTGGAGGGACGGCTGCCACAGGTACTGGCCGTTGAGGTCCTTGAGCTTGCGGGCCGCGGCCATCGTCGCGTCACGCATCAGCCACCCGCAGGACGGGCTGTTCCGGTACGGGCCGATCACGGAGAAGAACAGGTCAATCAGGTCGTCGGCAGTGAACGCCCCCGCAGCGCCAGATGCGCCGGTCTTGCCCGTCGTCGCGGACGTGACGACGCCGGTGGCCTGGCCGGTACCGCTCCCGGTGATGGCGTGCGCGCCGAAGGCGTTGCCCAGCGCCCGGCCTGCCTGCATGGCCAGGTAGCCCTCCAGGTCGACTCCGTCGTCAGCGAAGAGTTCGCTCGAAGCCTGGATCAGGACGCCGTACTTGTTGGCGCCGAGGGTGCGCTGCCCGAACACGGGGTCGGACGCGCCGATCGCGGCGCCTTCCGCCGTGACCGACGCGGTGGAGTGGGCGGTGGTGATCGGCACCGAGATGTTCTCGCCGGACGCGGTGTTGAGGACCGTTGGGCCGGCCATCATGATGCCGGACACCTCGATGAGGTGCGCCACCAGCCGGTCGTAGAACGTGACAGGAACAAGGTTCCCGCCAGCCGTGGCGGTGCCCTTGGTCAGGGCTCGGAAGTCGACCGGGCCCTGAGGCTTCACCTCGAAGTTCCGGCGCTCTCCGCGCAGGAACTGGCGCAGTTCCGAGTCGTGCCCGTCGGCCACGCGTTCCTGCGTGACGGGCTTGGCCAGCAGCGAGGCGAACGCGGCGTTGGCGTCCTTGGACCGCTGCTCGCCCTCGGCCATGTCCTTGACGCGGGCGTCGATGGCGTCGAGGTCGGCGTTCAGCCGCTGATAGGTCTGCTCCTCCTCGCCGTTCAGCTCACGCTTCTCACCCTCGGCGGCGTCGAGGAGTTCCTTGGCCTGCTCCCACACATTGGCGCGGCGCTCTTGCAGCCGCTTGATCAGGTCGCTCATGGTGCCCTCCTGGGCATGACGAAGGCACCCTCAGCCGGATGGCCGGGGTGCCGGGTGGAATGGGTGTCGAGGTGGGGTTCGCCCTGCCTCAGAGGGTGCGGCGCTGGTACAGCTCGGCGCGTCGCTGCCGGAGCGCCAGCAGCGGGTGGGGGTCGCCCTGCCCGCCGGTCGGCGCGAGATCGATGATGGTCGGGGCCGGTTCGAGGTACCGGCGCAGCTCGTTCTGGCCGGCGGCGGAACGGACCTCTTCCAGGTCGGCGCCCGAGCGCTCGGCCAGGGACCGCAGGCCCGTGGACGTGTCGAGGTAGGCCGGGTCGTTCACCGGCGCCACGTCGACCAACTGGCCGGACAGGAGCGTCCGCACGGGGAAGTTGTCGTCGGTCATACTCCAGTCGTCCTCGAACGTGTAGAACGCGAACGACGACTCGCTGATGTCGCCCCGCTGTACCAGCTCGTAGACGTCCGCGCGGGCGGTGGGGCAGTCCACGGAGTAGTCCAGGCCCGTATCGTCCGCCTGGATCCGCAGGGTTCCCGCACGGGTCGTGCCCAGCAGCATGTTGTTGTCGTGGTTGTAGCGGGCCATCACGCGCGGCCAGCCGTCGCCCTCGCTCTTCGCGAAGAACCCGGGGTTGATGCGTTCCACGAACCCGCCCAGGTTCCGCGACAGGGCGTTGAACTTCGCCGCGTACCCGCCGATGGTGCGGGTGCTGTCGCCGGCGGCCCGGACCTCTACGAGGCCGCGGGTGAACCGGCGCTCTGTCTCGCCGCTCACGTCTTCTCGCTTCCGTCGGGGGCCGCCGGGTTGAGCAGCGGCGTGTAGTCCTGCCCCTGCCCGTTCGGCAGGGGGGCTTCGTTCTCGCTGGCCCGGAGTTCGTCCACGTTGTTCAGGCCGATCTGCCGGGCGATGCGGTGCGTCTCGTACCGGGTCAGGGTGTCGGTGCGCAGCATCGCGTCCGCATCGAAGGCGCACTCCTCGGTCGGGGGCCGCAGCAGGGAGAACGCTTCTTCCAGGCGGGCCAGCCACGGCCGGAGCGTCCACGTCAGCAGGTCAATGCTGTTCTGCTCGACCGTGGTGTACGTGAGCGGGTTGCCGGTCGTGCCGCCGATCTTCTCGGGCGGTACCCCGTAGATCGCGGCGATCTGGTTCGCCGTCGCCTTGATGGTCTCCAGGAACTGCGACTCGTTCGGCGCCACGGAGATCGGGCGGTACTTCACCCCGAGGCCGAGGACGGCCACGTCCCGGTCGGCAGCGGCGTCCTTGAGCCGGGCCTTGATGGCTTTCGCGTCGTCCTGGCCGACCTGCCTGTCGGTTTCCAGGACCGCGGCCGGGATGGAGCCGTTGGCGAACCAGTCCCGGCCGAACTTCTCGGCGAGGAGACCGGTGTCGGTCATCGCCGCGAAGTACGCCACGGGCGACAGGCCCAGGATCTGACCGGCCAGCGTGTACGCCGGGATGTGGAACATCTCGCCCGGGTTCAGCCGGCGGCCCTTGTAGTACCAGGTCGGCTCGGAGGCGAAGTTGTCCAGGAGCGTCACGTCGTCCGGGTGGAGCCACTCGACCTGGGAGGGCCAGCCGTTGTCGTCGGTCGCGACGACCAGGCCGTAGGCGTTGCCGCGCAGGGTCAGAGACGTCATGCACCGGTGCATCCAGTCGAACCGTGTCCCCAGGACCGCCGGCCTGCGGAACAGCGGGGGCGTCACGGTAGGCACGCGCCTGCCTCCGGCGTCCTGGTAGCTGCGCAGCGGCAGGGATGCCACGGAGTCCGCCAGGAGCCGTGTCGCGGCGTACACGGGCGCCAGGCGCAGCGCGCGTTCCTGCCCGCGTGCGGCGAGATGTGCGCCGCCGGCGCCCGACCCCCACACGTCCTGATACGAGATGGACCGTTCTTGACTACGTCGGAAGGGCCACCACCAGCTCACCGTGTCCCCCTCACCAAACGTTGTCGATGACGTCGCCGGGGTCTTCGACCTCGGCACCGAGTCCCCACTTGGCCAGCGTCGCGGCCATGAGTGGGCTGATATCCACGCTGACGACCCGGCGGGCCCACGCCCACGCATCCCCAAGGGGCCGCTTCTGTGCGCCCGCCAGGGCCGTTGCCAGCGGTGGTTGGTCGATGTGGGAGAGGCTCTGCTCGGTAACCGCGTCGTAGAACTGGCCGCACGCCGCGGCGGTGTCCCGCGCCTTCGGCTTCACGACCTCGATGCCCAGACGCTTCTCCAGATCCGGGATGAGGGACGCGGCCGGCGACGCCGGGTCGATGACCCAGGCCCTCGGCGCGGGTTTGCCTTCCTGCTGGAGCCGCTGCACCAGCATCTCCGCGCGGTCCAGGACCCATCCCGTACCGGGCCGGTGGTCGATGACTTCGACGTGCGTGCCGTCCTTCCACGGCCCCGCAACGGCGATCGCCGCGTGGGACCGCTCGGGCGTCATGTCGACGGCGAACACGATCGGGTCGCCGGGCGCGGAATTCGCGTCCGCGAGGGCCCGCCAGGCGTCCTCGCCGATGACCTGCCACGTGTCGGCTTCGTCGGACGGGTACGAGCCCACGCCCAGCCGCTCACGCTCGAAGATGCCCGACGTCCCCAGGGACGCCCGCTCGTTGCGGATGTACTCGTGGCTGATCAGGGGCCCGAGGGACGGGTTGGCCTTCGCCCACGACTTCGGGTCGTCGGTGCCGTCGTGGTCCGTGCAGTCCGGGGTGCACTCGTCGCGGTGCGGGTTCACCGACCACTCGGAGTAGGCCAGCGACAGGTCCGGCTTCCCCGACTCCTCGGCGGCTTCCGCGCGGCGCCGGAGCCGGCCCAACTGCACGGACGGGGCGCCGATGCCCGCGCTGCCCAGGTACCAGAGCTGCGGGTTCGGGATCGCGGACATCGTCGGCATGAGCGCGCCCATGGCGTCGTCACCGAGGATCATGCACTCGTCCATGATGTTGCAGTCGCCGGTGAAGCCGCGGCCGGAGCCGCCGGAGCGTGCCAGGAACTGCAAGACCTGCCCTGTGACCAGCGTGATTGACGTCTCGTTCGTGTTGTTCCGCACCCGAAGGACACGTTTCCGCAAGTCAGGGCACCCGTAGATCAGGGCCTCGATCCGTTGGAACGCGACCTTCGACGTCTTGAACTCGTGCGCCGAGTGAATGATCAGCCGCTCGCCGAGGAGGAACAGGCCCGCGAGCTCGCGCGCCTCGATGACGGCGCCCTTGCCGTTCTGCCGCGGCACGTTGACCGCGACCTCGAACGCCGCCCACTTGCCGTCTGCCCGCTCGCGCAAGCCGACGTCCAGGACGTGCTGCTGCCACGGGAACAGGTCCAGCCCGGCCATCTCCGCCAGCTCGATGGCCTCTTGCCCGGAGGAAGACAGGAACACCGGGGGCGCCGTGGCAAGGCGGGGGAACTGGGCGCCGTGCGGCTCGTCAGGCTGGACGGGCACGGCGGGCCTCCCGCTTCTTCGTCAGCTCGTCCAGGCGGTCGTCCTCGGCCGCCACCGGGGCCAGCTTCCGCAGGTCTTCCATCACGGCCCGTAGCTCCCGTGCGGCGTTCGCCTTCGCGGTCGGCCCGTTCGGTTCGTCGACGGACTCGGCCAGCGAAATGGCGAGTTGTGCCAGGCCAGGGGAGAGTTCGTCAACCTTGAGCCGTTGGATTTCGGCGGTGATCGCTTCCACGACGGTCGCCATGATCACCTCCGTCACACAGGGTCATGTCACGCAGCGTGACGCCTGATAAATGGGTCGAACCACGACCCGGGTCAAGATCGCGAGTGATGGGGGCCGTGTAAAAAAACGGGCGACAAGGGCGTTTGGGTCGCCCAGGGAAGCACCTAAGAACTGGCCGATCGGCGCGCGAACGGCGACGTCGGGGCGCCGGCCGACCAGCCGAGTCGGGCCCGGATCGGGGGTCATCACCGTGCGCGACGGGGCAGCGGTGGCACTGGGTTACCAGCGGCGTGGCCTACCAGGCGCGGGAGTGCTGCGGCATCGCCGTGCGGGTGGCGCCGGCACGGTGCTGCCGGTACCAGCGGGTGGCGACGGCGCGCATGCCGGGTTGCCTCATGTCCTCGATGCGCTGCATGACGACGTCGCGGCCGGGGTCGACGGTGACGATGCGGGCCTTGAGCCGCTTGTACTGGGCCATGGCCTTGCTGCTGGGCAAGGTGTTGATGAGGTAGACGTCGTGGGTGTCGAGGTGCTGCTCGGCTTCACGGATCGCGGCGAAGCGGGCGCGGTGCACGACACGGAGGAGGACGTCGTCGTGTGCGTGGTGGTCTGCGCCGGGGCCGGCCATGGCCAGGGCCATGAGGTCCAGGTCGATGACGATGTCGCGCGCCTTGGCGTGGGCCTGGACCCATGACGACTTGCCTGCGGTGGGCGGGCCGGTGATGACGTACAGCACGGGGTCACCACCTCCGGGACGTCTTGAGCTTGACGGGGCCGATGCGGTTGCCGCGGGCGCTGTTGCAGCGTCGGTGCGCGGAGCGGGCGTTCTCGGGGTCGAGGAGGCTGCCGCCGAGGGACAGCGGGATCTCGTGGTCGAGGGTGAACGCGTCGGGGTGCTTGCCCGCGTCAGGGCCGCTGATGTCGTACCGGATGTTGTGGCCGCACCACCAGCACGGGAGCCGTAGGGCTTTCTGCGCGGCGCAGAGGCGGCGGTAGGGGC